GTGCTGAACTTCGCCGCCTCTGATTTTACTGTTGATGCCACGGATGCGCCCTGCGTTGATACCGATTCCCGCCCTTTGTGCAACATAGCGGCCGAATAGCCATATCACTGCTAAAGATGCTATCGTAGGGTGTCATCAACATCAACAAGAACACAGCTTGCAAATTGTCGAAGTGGAGTTCTAACCCCCGCCATGATAGGTGTGGGAATGTTGATTTTGTGCTTGCTGATTGCGTTGTAGTAGCGTCGGACATATGACAGTCTTGTTTCTTTGGGATATTCTGCAAAGATTGTCAAGGCAATCATCATGTACATGAACTGAGGAGTTTCATATACCTGACCGTTACTCCTGTCCTGAACAAGGTACTTGTCAACTACCTGACGCAACCCAGCATAGGTAAACAGAAAGTCACGATCATGATCAATATATGTATTTACCTCTTCAATCTCTTCTTTAGAGTATTTGTTAAAAATATCTTTATCATAAACATCAACTGACGTGCAGTTCAAGATCTGCGTTTCAAGGCTGGGAAGATGTTTAGATTGTCCGTACAGGGACTTACGAACAGCAAAGAGTAGAAGTCTTGCTGCAACAAATTGATAGTTGGGATGATCAAGATCAATCAAATCACTAGCACTACGAATCAGAATTTCTTGAATCTGACTGGTAGTAATCCCATCATAAAACTGAATACCAGAATTGATCTCTACTTGAGATGCAGAGACACCAGAAAGTCCATCGCAAGCAGCCTCAACCATGCGATGAAGTTTAGATAAATCAATTGGTTCAGTGGTTCCATTACGCTTTTTGACTTTGATTCCGTTACTCATATTTTCTTCCACTGATTAAACTTAAGGGTTGCTTCTAATCCACTGTAGACATTACATTCTACTATACTTTGGACATCATGTCCAGCAAGGACCATATCATTTATGTCCTTTTCTTTTATGCTAGATGGCCAGATGACGATTCGATGACCTCTGGAGATGGCAGAGGCATAGCGGGAGAGGATTTCTGCATTTCTTGGTTCGTTATCATAGACCCACACAGGATCGCTAATCCCCCACTTACCAATATCAGCATCAGCTCCGCACATAGCAATCGAATTGCGAATGAATGTGCTGTCGAATGGTCCTTCTGTAACATAGACTGGAGCATCTGTTCTGATCGTATCAAGTCCATAGATTTTTGGTACATCATCTTGAAGCATCACGGTGAGATATTTAGGTTTTGAGTTTGCTAGGAGTGCTCTCCCCTGAAACCCAATTAATTGCTTTCCCTGATATAAGGGAATAACAATTCTTGGTTCTTTGCGTAGATCTTGATCCCGCTTAAAAGACCTCACAAAGGAGTTAAAGTCTTCCGCATAATAAAACTTACTAGGATCTAGTCTACGCCGCTCTAGGTACTCTCTGGCGCTATCTACCTCACTGCATAATGGTAGGTTGATAGATGTCTTGAATGTAGGAGCCTTGAAAGAGAACTTTGGTTTTTCGCTGGGAGCATTCGATCTAGACCTTTTACCCTCCTTAAAATTCTGGAGTGTATATTTCTTGTGTAGTTCTGGATCCAACTGTAGAAGAAAGTTAGCAAAAGACATTGAAGCGCCACAGTTATGGCACTTATAGTTAACGTTAGTCTTTACGCTATACAAATACCCTCTGGAGACGTTCTTGCGCTTCGCAGAATCGCCACAGAGGGGACATCTAAAGTTCCAAAGACCAGTCCTTACCTTTTTAAATTTGCCCAGTCTTGGCGATAAAAGGTTGATGAATTCTTCTGCTAACCAGACTCATAAGACAAATCTACCACACGTTCTATTGTAGCAGTTTTTGTCCTAGGAAACAAGCCTTGAATCATTTCCGTTACTAATGGTGGTAGAAAGAAAGTCAGCAGCAAAACAGCACCAGCCGCCATGTAAACTCTTTTCTCCACATCCTTTAATCTATCATTCACTAAAAGGATATCTCTTTTACATCCTTCTTTCACTTCATAAAATTCTTCTTTAACTTCTTTTCTTAAATCTTCAAGTTTATCAAAAAGTATATCGTCTACCTTATCCTGCTTAGATAATTTTTCCGAATGAACCGCAAGTAGTTCACCCATTCTTTCATTCATCGTAGTAATCTTTCCGATGGTATTTTCCATTCGGTCAATTACATCAGTTAGAGAATCAAACTTAGCACCAAGAACTGCTATTTGCGTTTGTTGGTTCTCCATCTCTTAAGAAGTTCCTTACGATCCTTATAGGGTTGTTTTAATCTAAGATCAACTCCTGCAGTAGGAGAGCCAGAATCATTCTTAGCAGAGCCCTGATACATTGCTCCGCCTCCAGCACTAAAGGACATTACTGGACCTTCTTCTCTAAAATATTTGAGAACTTTATTGAGTGCTTTAGATTTCATTTAGCATCTCCAAACAAGTCTTATCTTCCTCAATATCAGAAAAAGATGACTTAGGATAGTCTGGTAGTCTATTCAAGAATAGAAGAAATGCTTTGGCAGAAGGCCAAAGATTCTTTTCTAACTTAAAGAACAACAGAGGAACTGTTGCGTCATTAAATACGTTGAATAATATTGTCAGATGATTCAGAATTAAATTAGTCTTCAATACACCAGTCGTTTCATAACGTTTTAATAAACGTTTGACATATTTAAATCGTTTTAAATCATCATAGAAATCATCCTCAGTCAGCGCCTGAGGATTATCATAAAACTTGATGGCGAATAAAAGATAATTTTGATCGTTCAACTCATAGAATTTCATTCACCCAATCATCATGCAATAGGATATGCTCTGTTACCTGTGGTGATACCAGATGCTGCAACGAGAGTTTCAGCCTTAATTCTTAAGTTACCGTGCATATCGGTATAACTAGTAACACCTACCCATCCACCGTGAGCAACAGCGTTGAGATAGGGGCTTCTTCCAGAGTCATTGCCATTGGCATCGTTACCGAGGTTGCCAGCAGCAACTGCAAAGACCTTAGCGTTGTAACCACGCTGATTATCAGCAGAGGAAGGAGCAAAAGCAGGATCAGTATCAGTGGACTTAGGTTGCTCACTGAAGATCATGTATCTGGTAGTGTAGTTCTTACCAGCATTCCAGTCTCTTTTATCAACTGCACTGGTGCTGATGGTCATCGATGTGCTGCTAGCAATCGAAATGATAACACCAAAACCAGAAGTTTGTCCAAGACCAAGACTAATTACATTACCAGCAGTAAGATTTGTAAAGGTACAAACTCCAATACCACCAGTGACGGCTCCTGCGGAAGTTACCGTAATAATTCCCAGTCCCGAACCAACATTAGCAAGAGCGTTGACGGAGCTTACCCCAATATTATCGTTGTTTCCCCAGAGAGCCATCTGAATAAGCCAAATAAATTTTTTCTGATACTATTTATAAAACGGTTGTTATCAGCGTACCTTAATGGCGTCTGCAACCTTAGCAAGAAGTGCGTCGTCTGCTGTAGTTTTGGTAAGTTTAACCGCCTTACCAAGGATTAAAAGGCAGATCTCAATGAGTTTTTCACCGAGTTCAGCATCATCAGGAATCTTTGCTACAGCAGATTCAACTGCTTTGTAAGCCAAAGGAAGAAGAAAGGACCACATAACGTTCACCCAATACGGTATATTCTATATATGCCTCGATTACATTAAAGCACCCTTTCCGTACTTATCAGTAATGCTTTTGCGAATAGCGGCCATGGCAGCAGCTCTTTGCTCAGGAGTAGCAGGTGCTTTCTTAGGTCCAACTTTATTAGGAGCAGGTCTGCTATAATCAACATTTCCAGCAACTCCGCCTCTCATCTGGCGCTCATCTCTTGCTCTGTCACTGGCTTCTTCTTGTTGAATAATCTTCTTGGCAATTCTATGTGCCTTTTTAATGGTAGACTTTTCTAAAGGTGGTTGGTCACCTGTAGATTTCATAGCAGCTGCCATGCCAATCGCATAAGGTTCTCTTGCTGCTTCTCTAATCGAAGCAATCTTATCTCTAAGACTTCTGACTACCTCATTTTCTTCCTTTACAGGAGTAGACTTAACATGAAGTTGTTGAACCGCCTTTTCTACAGCGTGCTTGAGAGGATCAATCTCAATGGTGGTTTCCATTTGATTGATTTCTGCTCTCATCTTTGCTTCATTAATTCTCTTATTAAGTTCTGCCTGCTTCTCCTCCATTTGAGGATTGATGACAACTTTATTCTTGATTCCTTTTTTAAGGTTAATCTTCTGCTCATCTTCAGGAGCAAGATTATCCTCAAGAGATTCGAAGAACTCAGATCTCCAGTCAAACATTTCTGCTCTGACTTTTACCTTAGGAGCAGCAACTTCCTCACCAAGTTTCTTAGCACCCTTATCAGTAGCGGCGGAAATTCCACGAAGAGTTTTTCCAGCTGCTTTTTTAAGGTTGCTCTTCATTGCGCTACCTAAGCGGCGGAGGAATCCTTTTTTCTTTTCCCCAGCAGAAGAAGATCCACCAGACTCACCAGAACCAGAAGAACTGGAAGAAGACTTAACAGCAGCACTACCAGCAGTAGTTCCGCTCTTGCTAGTATCAGTGCTAGCAGCCTTAGGGGTTTCGGATTTAGAAGCAGCGGCTCTTGCCTTGTCTCTGGCACCCTGATAAGAACCTACAGCATGTCCTGCTGCCTTAGCGCCAGTTTCAATTGCCTTCTTACCAACAGACTTAACACCTGCTTTTGCCTTAGCAGCAGCAACAGAACCAGCAGATTTAATAGCAGAACCTACTTTCTTTACAGCTGCGCCAACTCTTTCGGCACCAGACTTAACTGCCTGCTTTGTTTTTTTAGCAACAAATCTCTTAGCAGCGTCACCAGAACCCATTGGTTTATCAGTGGTAGCAGCCATTCTATTTCTTTCAAGTCTACCCTTTGCCATAGCGCCAGCATCTCTTTCCTCAGCGAGGAACTGGTCACTATCAATAAGGTCAAGAGCCTCGGTCAGGAAACCTTCGATCTCAATCTGCTCGAATACATCAAAGATAGTTGCTTCTAATTCAGCATCGGAAACAATTCTAAGGATAGGATCGGAAAGAATAGATTCCCATTCTTCCTTCATACGCTTCTTATTCTTTTTACCGCCCTCTTGATCTTTTCCAAGAGCGCCAGCGATAACATCACCACGAGTTACTTTATCGTAGGGGGGATAGTTATTAGCAAGATTCCCGTCGCCCTTCTTAGCTTCAGTAACGTCTTTCTTAGTGTTCACTTTTCCCTTTCCTGATTTGTTTTTCTTTTCACCCTCTTCGTAGGGTGTTTTATATGTAGACATCTCTACACCCTGTCCACCAATATTGGGATTGGCTCTCAACTGCGAAATCTTCTGGCGAGTTGCTTTTCTCCAGTATTGAGTGCCAGCAGCACGATCTTTAACACGGACTACATATTGCTTTTCGGTTTTCTTTTTGCCTTCACCAAGCATATCAAAAGATTCGCCAAAAAGTTTTTCACGAACCGCTGTTTTTTCGGGAGCAGTCATAGATGTATTACCAATGTATTGGTTATACGCTGCTTCTAATTCAATGTCTTCACGACGAGCACGATAACGAATATCATAAACTGCCTGACGAATCCTCTTTGCAGAGGCTTCCTGATCATTTCCACCCTTGGGGGCTGCCCCCTTGGGTCCTTCGGCTGCGCTATTAGGGCTGCCTGGTTGAAAGACAGGATTTTTTCTCGCTGGGAGCTCTTCAAAGAATGTGCTCTTCTTCATTTTCTTATCGGGCAGTTCTAGACCTTCTCTTACCTTTATTTATGAAGGACTGAATTTTCTCCCTAGGAGTTAACCCCTGAACGTATTCTCGATAAGAATCAGTGCCAATAAGATTAACTTCTGAAAGATCTTTAATCCAGGACTTGAATAAGTATCCTTCTTTGGTAACGCAAATAAGGTAATTTGTTCCTCTACGAATTACCTTTCCAACCAATCCAGTATTGACGCTTTCGACGTACTCACCAACATTGAAAATGTTCTTATTGATGTAGTTTTCACGAAGATTTTTCCAGTCAAACTTAGGAGCGATTTCCCAAAGTTCAACTTCTTCTTTCCATATCAACAACGCCCATGTTCAGTCGAACAGAATTGTAAAGTTCTTTCTTCTGATTCTGCTTCAGGTTTTTGGATAATCCTTTCTCAAACGTTTCGTAATCTCCTTCTGCAGCTGCCTTTCGTAATTTGGAAGCAGACATACCCTCGACACCTTCGGCATCTGGGTTTCTGTCCCCTGCAGAGATAACGTTAATCTTATCAAAACTATAGAGTTGCCCGTTGTAATCGTTTGCGAGCCTCTCAAATTCTTTGAGTCTGTCAGCACCCACCACGATATTGACCGAACGATATCCTCCATTATGTGCTGCCTGCAATACATCAAAAATAGTTTTCATCTTACTGTCATACACAATATTGCTGGCATGTTCAGGATAAGATGCTTTCATCCAATTTACTTTCTCCTCACAATCAAGAGGATTCTTCTTACTATCGCAACTGTGAGAGGGATAGATACGATACTCACCATCACCAGCAACATCTTTTACAGAGTCACACAGTTTGCCATGGCCAACGGTAGGGGGATTGAACCTACCGAATCCAATGGTGATAGTTCCACGAGTCTTATCAACCTCAGGTGCAGTGGTCTCAGGAGCCACTTCCTCTTGTTCACGCACAACGGCAGAAGAGATTGATTTTGAACCGAGAAATTCGCTGAACTTTTTCATGAATCAGTTCCAGGTCTTAGCGATGGTGAAATTGGCGTAACTGAAAGTGGCACGGTCAACGATCTTGTATGCTTGATCGTTGCTAGTCATGACATAACCCTCATGAGTGGTTGGTTCACCCATTATAAAGCATTCAACAAACCAACTGGAGTCGTCTTGAACACAACGTAACAGTTGCATCTTGAGCGAATATATCGTCAAATACAACCTAAAAAGATTGACATTAACCTCACTCTTATATTTAGAAGGAAGTTCTTCATACATTACCTTGGCAGTTGGTAAATTCCCCTTTCTGCGGATGTAACTGTTGATGTGGGTCTTAATTGCTGCTGCTAGATTTTGGTGTTGCAAACTTGGAAAACTTGGCAATGAGTTT